CGGAAACAGCCAAGCCATGAGCAATCCTATTTTAAAAAATGCTATGGATATGGCAAACAAAGGCGATACAAAGGGTGTAGAACAATTAGCACGCAACCTTTGTAAAGAAAAAGGGATAAATGTTGATGATGCTGTTCGCCAGATAAAAAGTCAATTGGGAATAAAATAATGGGTGAAATTTTATCACCCATTAGAAAAACTACTTATACACTTTTTCTGTAAAAGCTCTTTCAACAGTCCAACCTTTTCGGAGGCGATTATGAAGAACATCCCAACTTATTCCGAGCAAATCAGACCATTCTTTTAGAGTTTTGGTTTCTCCGTTATACTCTATATTCAAATTATTTGATTTGTTTATAGCTTGTTCTCCAGAAGTTGCCCAACGACAATTATTTGGCTCATAGTTACCATTATTGTCAATTCGATCAAGTGTGTAGTTCTCAGGACGTCCACCAATAGATTCGGACCATTCTACAAATTTCCAAAAGTCATGCCATTCTTCGCACACGGTTATTCCTCGTTTGCCATATTGGTAATACTTTGGATGGTTTGGGCTTTCACAACGTCCGATCATGTTTTTCCATAGCCCATATAGTGGATTTTTAGTTCTTCCATCAATATATGCCGGACTATTTTTTAGCAAACAACCGCAACTTTTCACTTTGTGATTTTTAAACAGGTAAGGCAATACCCTAACTTTATTTCCACAATCACATAAGCACTCAATATACTGCCTTTTATCAGATGGCCTTCTTTCTGAAAGACCTATTGCTGTAAGCATATTAGATCTTTGACCTATATAATTATCTATGCTGATCTTAGGCTTCCTTGAGTAAGAACAGGACCCACAAGATTTCTGATGGCCCTTAATAACTCTGTCAGGAGCAAAGGAGATAATTCTTCCACAATCACACTTGAAATCAAACCCATTTGGGATATCTGAATTTTTTGATTGTGAAATTACAGTAAGATGGCCATATTTTTTCCCTTTATAATCGGAAATGTGATACTTGAGCATAAAAACAACACCTTGCCTTTCGTGTTTTTAATCGCCTACCAATAAACGTGCAGAAGTCACTAGGCATTGTGATTTTCGGGTCGCGATTCCCTATCTGCACAAAGATATTATAACACAAAAATATTAAAAATGATACTAATTCTTGCAAGATTATGTATATAAAAAATTATTACGGAGGTAAATAGTATGTTTAACTCAGGAAACTGTAGTGTACCATTAGTGGCTAGCATTGATGGTAACGGCAACAACAGCGGTGGCTGGGGCAACAACGGCTGGGGGCTTATTTGGATCGTTTTGATCTTCGCCATTTTCGGCTGGGGTAATGGCTTCGGTGGTTGGGGCAATAACGGTGGTGGCATGGGTTCTACCGCGGCAGCCTACACAGATAGCGCAATTCAGCGTGGTTTTGATCACCAAGCGATTGTCGGAAAGTTAGACGGAATCAACAATGGTCTTTGTGACGGATTCTACGCAGTCAACAATAGCATGTTAACTGGATTCAACGGAATCAACACAAACATCATGCAGACTGGATATGGCATTCAGCAGGCTATCAACGCTGATACCGTAGCTAATATGCAAAATACAAATGCTCTGCAGGCACAGTTAGCACAATGCTGTTGTGACAACAAAGAAGCAATCTCTAACACCAATTATAACATGGCTACACAAGCAAATGCAATTCAGCAGTCCATTGATAAAGGCTTCTGCCAGTTAAACTATAATGCAGCAACCAATACACGTGATATCATTGACAATGCCAATGCAAATACCCGTGCGCTGCTTGACTACCTTTGCCAGGACAAGATTGCTGCCTTACAGGCTGAGAACAATGATCTTCGCAGAGCTGCTTCACAGGATCGCCAGAGTGCACTGCTTACCACAGCAATGGCATCTCAGACACAGCAGATCATCAACGCAGTTAATCCAGCACCGATTCCGTCATATCAAGTTCCTAACCCAAACGTGTATTACGGATGCAATAGTGGTTGCAACTGCTGACAAAATTAAATATCGGTATCTTAACCAAAACGGTTATGTCTGCTAACTAACGCAGTATTACTATCAGCAAAGGGGCAGACTCGAAATAGAGCCTGTCCCTTATTTTAAGGAGGTATCAAATGGCAGAATATGTTGCAGTCGCAACGCAGGAAGTTGCGGCAAATGAAAATGTAACTTTTACAAACACATCTATTAAGGGTTCAAACTGCATACAGCACCGTGAAGGCAGTGGAATCATTACTCTTAGAGGTCTTACGAATCAGTGTCAGGCACGTTTTTTTGTAAACTTCTCCGCGAATATAGCTCTTCCAGCTGGGGGAACTGTGGCTCCTATATCATTAGCAATTGCTATCAGTGGTGAGCCAGTGCTTGCTTCCGAAATGATTTCAACACCAGCTGCAGTGTCTCAATTCAATAATGTATCTTCGGGCATTTTCATCAATGTTCCGCGTGGCTGCTGCGTAAATATTGCAGTTGAGAATACAAGTGGCGCCGCTATTGAAGTTGCTAACGCAAACCTTATAGTAAATAGGGTTGCTTGATTGGAGGTAGACTATGCATAAATGGGCTAAAGAAATTTTAGAGTGCGTCAAGGAAAAAGCTAAAGCTATCGGAATTGACAATTTCGAAGGCCAGAATCTTGATGATTTAAAAGATTGGACTGAAATCGTTAAGAATATTGCTTGCTTTGATAAAGACTATCGCATCGTTGAAGCAATGGATAAGCTGCAAAACGATGATGAAATCATGGAAATGATTGAGCAGTACGGTGATTACCCATCACGTCGCTATTACGACCGCTACAGATATGGTAACGGCAGATTTGCCCCAAAGGGTAGAGGGACAAGAACCACAGGCAGACGCGGTTATGACGAACCACCTTATTGGCACATGACACCAGAAATGTATTATGAATGGGCTGATATGCCAGAAGAAGAGCGTATGCGTGATCTTGATAGACTCCGCTTTGGGCGCATGTACTACTCTGACCCACGTAGAGGCTCCCAAATGCCGTCAGATGGTAGAAGCGTAGAAGATATGGGAATGAAGTCAGAAAGCCGATATGACCGTGCTAGAAGGTCATACAGTGAGACTAAGGACATGCACAAAGCTAACACTAAAGAAGATAATGACGCAAACATGCGAGGGCTTGAGTCCTTGTTGGCCGTCATTGACGAAGATCTTAAAGAGATCATGCCAGGGCTTTCAGCTTCCGAAAAAACGATGATGAAAACTAAGATGACAAACTGGGTACAGCGTATATAATCAATGGTACAGCCGGGGGCAGATGCTCCCGGTTTTATTTCAATTGCGCACTTGCTATAAATGTGCTATAATGGGGGTATCAAATGTTTTTTACAGTAAATAACAACACCTGGCAAGTTTGCTTTGTCAATCCTGGTGATCCGCAGTTGCAACGCAGTGACGGAACATATACTCTCGGTGTAACCGACAACAATTTAAAGACTGTCTTTATGTGTAATGATCTGCCAAGCCAGATGATTGATAAAGTGCTATGCCATGAGCTGACACACGTTCATGCAATGGAATATGGATACTCTATCCCAATTGAAACAGAGGAAATTGTCGCAGACTTTATAAGTCTTTTTGGCAGGAGTATAGTAACTGTTGCAGATGAACTTATATATCAGCTTTTAGGAAGCAATGCAATTAGGAACTGTGCATAAAATAAAGACTTTAGGCAATGTGCCAGAAAGGAAGGCAGATGTACACAAAGATTCACACGCAAAAAGACGTTCTCCGTGAGCGATATCTTTATCAATCCGAGCTTACTCCACTGGGCTTTCCAAAACTGCTCCCAGTACATGCTACTCTGAGTGGGCTTAATGCAGTATCATTTTGTGAGGCAGCGAAAGAAAAAAATCCGAAGAAGGCGCTTTGCCACTTTTTTATTGACGACACACGGTTCGAGCCATTATGGAATCAGCCGCAAAAGTATCTTCCGACACTCGAAAATTTTAAATACATCTGCGCTCCTGACTTCTCATTTTATGACTCTATGCCAAAGGTCATGCAGCTACATCAAGTGTACAGAAGCCGCGCCCTTGCATGGTGGCTATTTATGAATGGATGCGACGTCATCCCAACTGTAGGTTGGGGAAGCACAGAGACGTTTGATTTTTGCTTTGAAGGGTTGCCAGAAGAGAGTACGCTGGCAGTCAGCACAAACGGCTGCTTTACCGATCAAGGCAAGGAGTGTTATCGGCAGGGCTTCAAAGAAATGTGTTCCCGACTCCATCCTACAGAAATTTTAGTGGTTGGACGTCCTATTGATGTGGACACATATGTAAAAATCACGTATCGAGAATCATTTGGGCAGAAACTTACAAGAAAGTTGAGGGGATGATATGGGCGGTAGAAGTGGAAAGAAGCGCGAAATCAGCATAATAACCTATGTTGGCAGTTTGAAGCGAATCAGAACTGAGGAAACTGTCGGAAATATCACAGTCATAAGAACCGAATACA